TCTGTAAAGATGGCAAAACGTATTCGAAGAATTGTTGTGATGGTTCACTACACGCTCAAGGCATTGGTAGTGTTTCTCAGACGCTATTTTCGTTGCTAACGGAGGATAAAAATAAAATAGTACAAGAACAAGGACATAAATTATTTCAATAATGGCTGATAAAAAGATTAGTGAACTTACTGGCGCATCTACGATAACTGGCTCAGAAGAAATACCAGTAGTACAAAGCGCTACAACTGTGAAAGCAAGTGTAGATGATATAAAAACATATACAGAACCGATTGCTGTAAAGAAGGCACAGAAATACCTATCTCCCATTACAATAACAGCGGAAGATGGATTGGATGTTGACTTGGGAGATTCTTCATACAGCGATTCTGTTATAATCAAATTGTCTTGGACAGGTGATTCAGGAACAGCGGTACATACGTTGCCTGATGCTACAGCAAGCAATAATGTAAACAGATTTATACGTTTTATATCTGATGATTCATTTCAATCAAATACTCACGTTGATTTAACACCTGCTTCAGGACAGACGCTTGATGGTAGTTCAAATCATTATCGTATAAATAAAGCCTACGAGGGTATCGCTATCTGGAGCGATGGAACTGAGTGGTTTGTAATACAGAAGAAAGCATAAAAATGCAACACTTAACCTTTAATTAGTAATATTAATATATTTTAAATTATGAAAGCGACTGAAATCGTAGAAAAGTTGAAAGGCGTTCTACTTAGTTCTGAAGAGGAAGCTGTACAAGAGCCTGTTGTTGAACAGGAAGAAGTACAACTCCAAGAGGAGCAAGTTGAAGAGCCTGTTGAGTCTACTGAAGATGTGGAACTTAACGAAGAGACTCCTTCTGTTGAAGAGCCAGCGGAAGAAGAACTCAACGAAAAGATGTATGCTACCAAAGAAGAACTTGCAGAAGTTAAAGCTATGGTAGAAAAAATGATGGGTATGATAGAATCCAAAGAGGAGAAAATGGAAGTACCCAAAGAAGAACTATCTGCTGTTGAGGAGGAGGTAGAACCTATGGTTCATACTCCAGAGAATGAAGTAGAGCAAAAAGCTCAATTCAATTTCTCTCAAAATAGACACGAAACTACTCTTGATAGAGTAATGGCTCGTATTGGAAAAAAATAAATTTAATTAATCAAGAAAATGGCAACTACTATTTCAAATGACGTTACTCGCATCTTTTCAAAATACGAAGCTGCAAGTACACAAACTTTAACTGCTGCTGACAGCGGTAAAGTATTCAAATTATCTGGAGGAGCTGCAACTATTACTTTGCCAGCGCCTAAAGAAGGACTACAATTAAAATTTGTAGTTTCTGCTGCTACTACAGGAGCAATCGTTATCGAAACTCCAACTGACCACAGAGACAAGTTAGAAGGTTCTTTAATCGTTGCTGGTGTTGTTGCAGATGTTGACGCTGCTGACAAAATCACAGTAGCTTCTGGAGCAAACATTGGAGACTTTGTTGAAATCGAATCTGATGGAACTAATTACTTCGCATTTGGTAACGCTCTTGCTGCTGGTAAATTAGCTGCTGCTGAAATTTAATAAACTGTAAAAAAAAGTAAATAAAATGGCTACTACTCAATCAATCACAACAACATATAGCGGAGAGTTCGCTGGCGAATATATTGCCGCTGCGTTGTTGGAAGGTAATACTATCTCAAATGGTGGTGTTACTGTAAAACCAAATATCTCTCACAAAGAGGTAATCAAGAAAGTATCTACTGACGATATCGTAAAAGATGCTACTTGTGATTTTGACCCAACTTCTACATTAACTTTAACTGAGCGTGTACTTACTTTAGCAGAGCAACAAGTTAACTTGCAAGTATGTAAGTCTGACTACATCTCTGACTGGGAATCTGCTTCTTTAGGTTTTTCTTCTTACAAGAATATGCCACCTAAATTTGCTGACTTCTTAATCGGTCACGTTGCTGCAAAAGTTGCTCAAAAAACTGAGCAAAACATCTGGAGAGGAGACGCTTCTAACAACGGAGAGTTTGATGGATTAACTACGCTTATGGCTGCTGATTCTGACGTAATCGATGTTGCTGCTGCTTCTGTTGATTCTTCTAACGTAATCGCTCAAATGGGCAACGTAGTTGACGCTATTCCTTCTGCATTATACGGAAGTGAAGACTTACACATCTATGTGTCTCAAAACGTAGCTAGAGCTTATGTAAGAGCTTTAGGAGGGTTTTCTAGCAACTTAGGAGCTGCTGGGGTAAATGACCAAGGTACTCTATGGTACGGAGGCGGAAACCTAAGCTTTGATGGCGTTAAGGTGTTCGTAGCGAATGGTCTAGCTGACAACCGAATGGTGGCTGCTGAAAAATCTAACTTATTCTTCGGAACTGGATTATTATCTGACAGAAACGAAGTAAAAGTAATAGATATGGCTGACATCGATGGTTCTCAAAACGTTCGTGTAGTTATGCGATTCGGAAGTGCGGTTCAGTATGGAATCGGTTCTGACATCGTATTGTACTCTTAATAATTAATTCAAGGGCGGGTTCGCTCGCCCTTTATAAAAAAACTCAATATGGCTTGTGATTTAACTTTAGGGCGTAAGGAAGCTTGTACCGAGTCGATTGCTGGGATAAAAGAGGTTTACTTTGTTAACTATGGAGGATTGGGAACAGTTACTCTTACAAATGACGAAGTTACCGATATGACTGGTGATGACTCAAACAATCTTACTGCGTTCAAATATGAAGTAAAAGGGAACAACTCGTTTGAAACGAATGTTGTTTCTTCTCGTGAAAACGGAACTACCTTTTTTGAGCAAACTTTGAATATTACTTTGAAGCGCTTAACTAAGGAAGACCACAAAGAAATCAAGTTGTTAGTATATGGTCGCCCTCACATTTTTGTTAGAGACTATAACGACAACGTATTTTTGATGGGTAAAGTACAAGGATGTGATGTTACTACTGGAACTTTCTCTACTGGGAATGCTCTAGGAGATTTCAACGGATACAACTTGACTCTTACTGCGCAAGAACCTCTTCCACCTAACTTTTGTACTGTTAATGCAAATGAAGGTACTGCTGGATTCCCATTCTCTGAATTTGATGCTTTAACTGGCACAATTACAGTTACAGAGGGAACCTAATTAGTATTTAGAATAGTTCTGAAAAGGGGTAGCAGAAATGTTACCCTTTTTTATTTGGAACAATTCCAGATTTTATAGTTATATTATTATGATAAGACTTTTACCTAACACTAATTCTCAAACAATTAAGTTTTTGCCTAGGTACACAACCGAGACAAATTCTCTAAGTTTGAAGATAACAAGAGATGGAACTAACAAGTCTGAGACCATTTCAGTAGACGCTACGAAAGATGGTAATTTTATGAGCATAGATGCTACTTTCAGTATATTGAAGGACAACGCAACTTATAACATAGAAATAAAAAACGGAAGTACTTTGTGGTATAGAGACAAGGTTTATTGTACTGACTCTTATGAGGAAGATGAAGACTATACTATAACAGACTCTATATACAACCAGAACGACTCAGGAGACAGTAGTCAACAATACATATTTGTATGAACCTAAAAGTAGTTAATTTAAGTGGGTATGAAATACCTACTGTAAAAGAAGTTCAGAATGGTAATTATGTCGAATACGGAGATGACAACAATTACTTCGGGGAACTCATTGAAAGATACCTAGGAAGTCCAACAAACAGCCGATGTATAAATGGTATATCGGATATGATTTATGGAAGAGGATTAGAGGCGCTTGACTCAAAAGATAAGCCTCAAATGTATGCGCAAATGAAAATGTTGCTTAATCCTACTTGCGTAAAAAAGGTTTCTTCTGATTTAAAAATGCTTGGTCAAGCCGCTATTCAGGTTGTTTATAAGAACAGAAAGAAAGAGATAGCTTCGCTTCACCATTTCCCTATGGAAACTCTTCGTGCTGAAAAGGCTACAAGAGGTAAAATTGAAGCTTACTATTATCACGCTGACTGGACTAACATTAAACCATCTGATAAACCTAAGAGAATCCCTACATTTAGAAACGGGACTCGTTCGCAGAAGATAGAGTTGTATATTATAAAACCTTATAAAGCTGGTTTTTATTACTACTCTCCAGTAGACTATCAAGGTTGTTTACAGTATGCTTCACTAGAAGAAGAGGTTTCTAACTATCACTTGTCAAACATACAGAATGGTTTACAGCCAAATATGTTAATCAACTTCAATAATGGAATACCTAACGAAGAGACGCAAGAGATTATTGAGCGTAAGATATACGAAAAGTTCTCTGGTTCTTCCAATGCTGGTAGATTTATATTGGCGTTTAATGAAGACAAAGATAGTCAGTCTGAGGTAGAACCTATCAACCTTCCAGACGCTCACGCTCAATATGAGTTTTTAGCAAAAGAAAGCAGAGAGAAGATTATGATAGGACACGGAGTTGTGTCTCCCATACTTCTAGGTATCAAGGACAATACTGGATTCGGAAATAATGCAGAAGAGTTAAGAACAGCCTCTATACTTATGGATAATATGGTTATAAGACCATTCCAGCAGTTATTGATAGATTCATTTAAAGAGCTTCTATCTTTTAATGGCATAGACCTAGACTTATACTTTGTTACTCTACAACCAATCGAGTTTACTGAGCTAGACAATATCGCTACGAAGATTAAACGTGAAGAAGAAACTGGAGAGAAATTATCCTCTGTAGAAAAGAATGAATTGTCAGAAGATGAAGCAAACGACCTTCTAAGCCAATTAGAGGACTTAGGAGAGGTTATCTCTGATGACTGGGAGGTTATACACTCTGAAGTTGTTACAGACGAAAATAGAGAATTTGACGCAACTAAGTTATCAATGCCTAATGATTCAGATTCTAATCCATCTAAAGAGTCAAGACAAGATAACAACGGATACAAGGTTCGATATAAATATACAGAGCAAGTTCCTTCAAACGCAAGTAGAATGTTTTGTTCTAAGATGATGGAGATGTCATCAAGAGACATCGTATTTAGAGTTGAAGATATCAATCAAATGTCGTTTAGAGGTGTAAATAAGTCTCACGGACACAAGGGAAGTAATTATTCTCTATTCAAGTGGCAAGGAGGTAAAAACTGTAAGCACGTCTGGACAAGATTAGTTTACGCTAAGAAGAATAGAGTTGATGAGTCTACAGCAGTATCAAGAGGATTTGAAGCGCCAAACAATCCTTCTGAGGTTACTGAAGCAAACTGGACAAGAGCTGATAAAGGCGCACACCCAAATAGCAGAAGATAATGAAAGCATTATTTATAACACTTACAGAACTTAAAAGAAAATCTATCATAGATGGCAACCTTGACGAAGACAAGCTTATACAGTTTGTTGAGGTGGCGCAAGATGTACATATTCAAAACTATTTAGGTACTAAACTATATGACAAACTACAAACCCTTATTACAGGAGGCACGCTTGATGATTCAGGAAACGCAAAGTACAAAACGCTACTTAACTCCTATATCAAGCCTATGCTTATTTGGTATTCTCAGTACTCGTTTATCCCCTTTGCGGCATATCAGATAAGTAATGGAGGAATATTTAAACATTCGTCTGAGAGTAGCCAAGCTCCAACGCAAGATGAAATCGACAAGCTTACAGCAAAAGCAAAAGACTTCGCTGACTTCTATACTAATAGGTTTTTTGATTATATAGATGAAAGAACATCTGACTTTCCTGAGTACTTGGGTGACCAGCCAGATGGTATGTATCCTGATAAAGACAACAACACATTAGCTGGATGGGTTTTATAAATAAAAAAGTAAAAGGCAACTATAAGCCAAAGCAGAAGAACGAAATTAAATTAAGTAGTTATATTAATAAAGTAAAGAATGTCTTGGGGAGCGGTTTACGCTAAAACACATTGGGGAGTTCCCAATAACAGCATTGGATGGGGAAAGTTTTATGAAACAATCTCAGGAGCTGTACAGATTTTAGCAAGCTCTACAAACATTTTAGTAGATACAATAAAGTATCTAGCTAGTAAATTTTAAACAATGGCTAACACAATAAATTGGGGTCAGATATATTGCAGTAGTTGGTGGGGTAACGACTCCAACCAGAACTCTATTGATATAGATTCTGAACCTGCCTGTATGAACGCATAATAAAAAGATATGGCAAAACAAACAGTTAATATCGGAACTGAAGCTAATGATGGTACTGGAGACCCGTTAAGAGATGCTTTTGATAAATTAAATGACAATTTTGACGAGGTATATGCCAATGACTTCGTAACAAACGCTCGTGTAGCGGCTGACGCAGTAGATAGCGAACAGATAGCAGACGCAGCTGTAGATGAGGTACACTTAAACGCAACAAACTCTCCAACCGATGGGTATGTTTTGACATATGATAGCGGAGGAGGTTTTACTTGGGAACAGAAGTTTGATGGAGATATTACATCTATTGTAGCAGGAGATGGACTTACAGGTTCTAGCCTTGATTCAGATGATGCCACATTAAATGTAGGGGCAGGTGATGGTATCACAGTAAATGCCGATGATGTTTCATTAGCTTCTTCTGTAGCTGGTAGTGGACTTACTTACACTTCAGGCGTACTTAGTGTTGATGCTATTGACACAGATGGTATTTCTAATGACGCTGTAACTGCTGCCAAGCTAAATGAATTTGACGACACACTTTCTGCTGCTACAAGCGGTGATATTATCGTTTCTAATGGCACAGATTTTATCCACGCCACAATGAGTGGTGATGCTACTATAGCTTCAGGCGGTGCTTTGACAATCGCAGATGATGTTATAGAATATGATAATTTAGCAGATGAGTTCACTACAGTAGACGCACTTAGTGCTTCAGCAGTAGATTGGAGTGCAGCACAAGTATTTACTAAGACACTATCAGCAAATACAACGCTTACGTTCTCTAACGTATCAACGGGAATGGTAAAGGATTTAGTTATAAGTGGAAACTACACTTTGACGCTACCTTCATCTGTAAAAACAATTACAGGGACATACGATGGAAGTGCAACTAACTTAATTCAATTAGTATCAACCAATGGCTCAACAGAGCAATGGGCAACAATTAGTCAAGAAGCATCATAATTATGGCAAAAGCAATAAACTTAAACGGAACGATAACAGTACACGGAAGTGTTCCTAAGACACTAAAGACAAGTCAAGGTACTGTTTTAAATGCACCTTCATTAACAGATGCAGAACTAAGAGGGTATGGTTTATACGATGTAGTATTGCCAAGTGGATATGACTCCAGAGTACACGACTTAGGAGATATTTACTGGGATAGTGCCAACACTAGATTTACCTACCCAAAGACAAACAAGACATTTCCCCAAACTTTATCGGAACTTAAAACACGAGCAATAGCAAACCTAAAGGCAAACGCAAACAGAAAACTAGCGGAGACTGACTGGTACGTTGTAAGAAACGCAGAAGACTCTACTAAGGCTATTCCTGCCTCTGTTACTACAGATAGAGCAGCGATTAGAACAAGCGTTGCAACAAAGGAAACAGCTATCAATGCCTTAACAACAAAGGCAGCAGTTATTAAGTACGATATAAGTTTAGACTAATATGGCAATCAATAAGAGATTAATATCATACCCAACAGCAGCAGGAGACACTCCAGCAGCAGCTATAAAACCCTCTGAACATTTCGATACTGTTACATATACAGGGACAGGAAGCACACAATCTATTACAGGAGGATGGATAGGTAAGGGTGCGGAGTTTAATGGTAGTAGTAGTAAGATAACAGTCCCTTTAACAAAATCAGCAATTTCAGGTACTAATGATGCGGTTAGTGTATCTTGGTGGATGAATGCAGCGTCAGACCATTTAGGATTTATATTCGAAGGGAATGCAGACCAAGCATATATGATACACACTAACACTTCAGGTGTTATAAGAGTTGGTTTAGCAAGTTCTGATTTAAGATTTGATGCAAGTTCTGCCTACACAGTAGGAGAATGGACACATTTTGTTGCCACTTTTACAAATACTGAAATAAAACTGTATAAAAATGGTAATTCTACTGCTATTGGTTCTGATACACACACAAGTGCTGTTACAGTTCCTGATTTTACTACAGCTGCTATAGGATGGAGGGATTTTGGTGCATCCGAAAACAACTTTGATGGACAACTTGACCAAGTAAGAATCTTTAACAAAGTATTATCTTCTTCAGAAATATCTACTCTATACGGAGAAAACGAACAAAACACTAGCGGATTTACTACGGATATATTCGGAGATGGTTCAGGTGTTGCGCTATATGAATTTGAAGATAATGTAAAAGCAACTAATGCGGGTACTGGTAACTACAAAGGTACTGCTGCAAACAAAAATGAAGGCGCTTTCTTTTTAAATGACTCAGATGCTTGTGCTATTGAAATACCAAATGTAGGTAGTAAATTTCAAACTGCAACTGGAGTTTATTCTGTATCCCTTTGGTTTAATGGAACACATAATGGGGTTGCGGGGGAAATATTTTCGGACTATTCCCCAAGTGGTTTTTCTGCATACCTATATATGCAGAGCGATGGGAAGCTTAATTTAGGGGCAAGAGCAGGAAGTAACAATGTGAACATAATAACTACGTCTACTTACAATGACGGAGACTGGCATAATGTAACAATAACACACAATGGAAGTACTAGTAACGGAATTAAGTTATATGTAGATGACACTTACATTGGTCAAGCTACACAGCCAACAAGTGGTTTTAGTGTTGATTCATCGGCAAAAATAACAATAGGTGCTACTTATTACCCCCCTAATAGCTCTTGGGCGCATCCACTTCAAGGCAGGATAAAAGACGTGCGAATATATGGGGACATATTAACAGGAGATGAAATAGAAGATATATACCAAAACAACTCAGATATACCTACCGACTATCTAGCGTGGTATAAAATGAATGGTAATAGCCTAGATGAAACAGGAGATTACGATTATTTACTGGAAGAAAATGTAGAGTGGGGATACGATGGGACAGCTAGTAACATTACTTATTCAAGTGCCTTAGGATTTACTCCTGATTTGGTTTGGATTAAA